TGCGCATGATGGCCTGAAGCATCGACACGCGCGCCGAGTAGTAGTGCAGGTCGCTGATCTTCGAGTTGATCGGCTGGCTGGTGAGGAACAGGTCGTAGGTCGCCTTCGCTTCCTCTGGCGAGCACTTGAGGATCACTTCGCGCAGCGTGCGCACGGAGTAGTCCACGCGCTGCACCATCGACCCGTTGCGGTTGTCCTGATCACGCGCTGCCACGTCGTGAATCCGATTGAGGAGAACCTGCACTTCGGCCTTGGTGGCGACCTCGGCCTTGGCCTGTTCCCATCGCGCGGAGAAGTCGGAAGCGGTCTTCTCGATCGCGCCGTAGGTCGTCTTGACCTCGGCGAGAATCTTCCTGACCTCTGCCGACATTCCGGCGATCTCGGTCATGCTTTGTGCATCCATGATCGTTCGTTCCTTCGGTCGGTCCCCTTCCGATCTCAGAACTCAGCGCGGCAGAAGCGCCAGGAAGAAACGCTACTTGGAAAGTCCTCCAAGAATGGCCTCGCCGTTCCACGCCGTGGGCAACACGCTCTTGAAGTCACCTTTCCAGACTCCCATGATCGCGCCCGAAGCGTAGGCGGGTATCCGTTCCTGCTCGATGTAGATGCCGCCCCTCTGGCCGAGCACCCACCCGCGACGGTGCGCAAGCACCGCCATCGTCTTGTCCGTGGTGCTGTTGTCGTAGAAGCCGTTCGCATTGCAGTTGATACGAACGAACTCGGACAGCACCAGCGGGAAACCCATGTACGTACCGATAGCACCGAGCGGCGGATTCGCCCGAGTGCCAAGTTGACTGGCCGGGAGAAACAGCTTCTTCGTCGTGTCGTTGGTGAGCATGTTGACGAACCCGAACCCCGACGTGATGACCATGATATCGGTCAGCGTCGATAGCATCGCCTGCGAAGCATCGGACGACACGACGAGTTTCTTGTGCGCCGCGAGGAAGGTGGCATCGGTCCAGGCATTGCCAGCCGCTGCCGAATAGGCACTCTTCCCGCGCGCGCGTTCCCGCAGGCCCACCCACGCCGCACGCGAGTACTTCGTTCCATCGGGCCATGCGGTCACGATGAGATCGGAGTCAGGCTGGTTATTCACCGTGCCGCCGTTGATGATCGCGTCCTCGACACCACGCCTGCACTCGTTCGCCATCAGGCGACCCAGGAAGTCGAGCATGGGAACGGCAGACTCTTCGGTCATGTCCTCCGTCACGATGACGATGCCACGCATGGAGATGTCGTTGAGCGCGGCCCGATCCGTCGAAGCGTACGAGCCAGCGGCGTAGGTCGGGTAGGTGGCATAGTTGTACCCGCCCGATGGCAGACCGGTGAACTCACCACGCACGCGCGCCGGGGCGATATCGGCCAGCGACCCGCCGTCCACGCCGGGCGTGGGGCGCAGGAACAGCGGCACATTGCACGACCCTGCGGGCATCGGGTACTGAATGAAATTGGGGGCGACGGCACCGGCGACCTCGAAGTACCGAATGACCTGCGATGACACAGCGGTTGGTGTCCATTCGCTCACCTCGCCCGTATCGAATGCGCGGGTGAGGAAGTCGCGACCGAACAGATGCAGGGTGAGGCCGAGGTACTTGCGCCAGAGCAGGAGTGACGCAGCGCACTCCGAGTCGGCGACCTTCCAAAAGGGGTTGTTGTAGAGCACGCGACCGAGAGCCGTCAGCGTCATGATGCGAGCGGCAAGCTGATGGTGCTCTCGCTCCTCGGACGTGCGCGGCTGCGTTGACAGGTACACGTCGAACATCGCACGGCAGTTCGTGGGGTTCAGGCGATCACGGCTGAACGCGAACACCTCGCGGATGTTGGTCGCGTCGAAGGCATCGGCGCGGGGAATGAGCACGCTCGGCTGCGACTCCATCTCCCACGTTCGATTGCGTTCCCACGCTGCGATGACCGATTCGCCGCCCATCTTCCAGACGTCGCTGATGACGCTGTCCTTGCGTTCATCGAAGTCAGCACGGGCAGGGTCGGCGTTGTGCTCCTTCATTGAGGCGTCGATCAGCGCGCGCAGACCGGTGACCGTAAGATCAGAGGTTTGCATCGGTATCCTTCTCCTCTCGCGGCGTCAGCATCCGCGCGAACGCCATCCTGAAATCCAGGTCGTCACTTACGCTGAGCGTGCCCGGTGGGTAGAGCGTGCCCGGGTGGCGAGACTGACGTCCGCCAACGTCCTGCGACTGGACCACCCACCCGCTGATGTTGTGTGCGTGCGGCAACACGTAGTCGCCGCAGTCGATTGAAGTCATCCCCGTCCCATCATCGAACAAGACGAGCACGCGATGGCGATGCCCATCTTGGTCATCCATCGGAGTTTCGCGCGGCCCGCCTTCTACGATGTGACTCCCTTCGCTCGGCTTCGCTCCCGGTTTGTCCTGTAGTGGATTACCACCCGGAGCGAAAGGGACTGGAACCGGCGGCACCCCCAGGGCCGCCTTGCGGGGGAGGCGTACCGCCACCCCCACCCGTCTCACCGCCAGGGTCCATCGGGATGTTCTCGTATCGGAACCCCGACGTGACCTTGCGCAACTCATCGAGCTCGGCGCGCAGCATGTCGTTTGCTTCGTGCAGCGTGCCCTTCGATTCGTGATCCTTCAGCGCAGCCTCGACAAGTTCCTTGACGGTGCCGATTCGCTGCGTGATCTCCTCGGCGACGGCGAGACGGATGGCGTCACGGTCGAGCGCTGACCGCTTGATCGCCTCGAAGTCCGTGCGCGCCTTTTCGAAGGTGCTGCTCATCGTCAACATCTTCTCCATCAGGTCGCCCATCTGAGCGCCGATGGCAGGCGCGCCCTGCGCGAGCAGGTTCGCCGGAAGCGTGACGACAGAATCCTCGAGCAGGAATACCGACTCGAAGATCAGGCAGTCATCAGCGCGGTCGTACTTCGGTTCTTCGAGCACACGGAACCCGACCGACTGCCCCCACAGGAACCCACGTTCGATCTGTCCCACCTTCGAGACGGTGAAGGGATCGCCAAGGTCGAACTCGGCTTCGTGCGTGTACAGACCGTCCTCGCGCACCTCGATATTCGGGTGGCGTCCGATCAGCAGATCGCGGTCGTGATTGAAGAACATGGGCACGGCACGCCGCACCTGCTTGGTCCAGAAGTCCACGCTGTTGCGCCACGCCGAGCCGAGGATTCGCCAGCGGTCGATGTCGAGGTCCACCTTGCTCATGTAGCCGGAGATCGTGAACCGCGTCTCGTCCGTTCGCTTCACCTCGTCAATGGTGGCAGACGAGAGGTCGCGAATCAGGACGGTGCCCGGTTCGATCCGCCTTCCTAGCCAGTCCATGTTTCGATTCCTCCCGTCTGATCCGTGAGCGCGTTCGACTACTTCTTGCCCTTGTGCGCAATCGTTTCGGCTGCGGGCGGAACAGGGGCCGGGTCCTCGATGACGGGCACCTCGGGCGCGGGCGTCATCTTGAGCACGCCGCGCAGGGACGCGCTGCCCAACTCGACCTGCACGACGGTGAAGGTCATGGCGACCGTATCGCCTTCCTTGTACCCGGCGATCTCGACACCCTTGAGTTGAAGCTGATCGCTGTCCGCTAGGTTCAGGTCTGCGACTCTCATGTCTCGTTCTCCTTTTCGTTTCGGTTGGGGGTGGAACTCAGTCGTTGTTGAAGTAGAGGACCAACACCTGCTCGTTGGTGCCGTTGGTGGCGGTGTTGGTGAACTTGATGTTGCCCGCCGTGATCGTGATGGTGTCGGTCATGAGGTCCGTCTTGACCGCCGATCCCGATCCGGCGTCATGCCCGCGCAGGTGAAGCGCGGCGACGACCGTTGCCGTGGCGAGCAGACCAGAGATCGGGATGTTCGTGTTGCTAGCGGCACCCGCACCGATGTAGATCTTGAGCGATTGCAGTTGGGCGATGTATCGCCGCACGTCAGGCTGACCGGTATTGGTCAGTTCCTGCGTATTCTTAAGCGTCATTCCATGTCCTCCTTCGTGGCCGCGTACAAGACGCAGCGGCAGTTGATCGTCTCGCCAGGATCGCCGTCTGGATCGTGCGGGTACTTGCAGCCGTTAGGGAACTCTTTACCGGTTGGAACAATGTAGCCGTCCTGCGCTTCATGCGTTTCACGGACGCGCTCATCACCAGACGTGGCCCAACCGTTGTACTCCACCCCAAGCTGTTTCATCGCCTCGGCCCGTCCTTGCGAGGCGGCACCAAGTGCTTCGTTCTCGGCAATCGCCAGTGAACGAGCCGTGGGACCGCCTCGCAGTGACGTGTCGGGATCACCAGCAACGATGGTACGGATTCGAGAGGCGAGCGCCGAAACGTCCTCGCGTGCGTTGATTCCTTGTTCCAGAGTCTTGCGACAGCGGTCCAGTAGAGTCTTGACGCGCTGGCCGACCTGTTCCTTGTTTCGCTGAATCAGCCGGAGTACGCCCGGCGCTCCCTCATCGAACAGCGCAGTCGGCCCCCCGAACTCCCGAACAGAGTCCCGACCGAACGCGCCCATGATCTTCTTGTACGCCGGACCGTGTCGTTGCATCACGCGGCGTAGAATCTCCTCCTCCATCGGGATCAACATGCCCATCGGCGTGTTCTGATTCACCAGCTTCGAGTCGGCTCCAATGCCAGTTGTGTCGGCCTTGCGCAGGTTCGCAACGATATCGTCATGCAGATCAGCGAGATTCACACGCCAGATGCGTTCGAGTACCGCAGCGAACGGAACGACCTTCTGATGGAATGAGGACGCGATGTTCTCGCGCCGCATCTTGCGCCCGAGTTCGAGTGCGCGTGCCGCCTTGTCCTGGGGAGGGGGAGGAGGAGCGGTGGAGCCGTCCGTATCCTCCTCCCCCGGTGCGGGTTCGTCCTCATCGTTCTCTGTGGAACCGTTGATCATCGCATCCTGCATGTCCTTGGCGCGCTTGTCGGACTGTTCCTTGAGCGGACCGGCAATCGGTTGCAGATTCGATGCGATGAAATGCGTATCACCCTCGGGATAGGTTGGCATGCCCTGTTCGCGCAGAATGTCATTCGGCGTTGCAAGGCCGAACGAAATGCGCTTGGACGAGCGATCAACAATCGCATCCTCGCCGTCTTGCAGGGCATCTACGCCGGATAGGTCGAACGAGAAGTAGGTACCGGGTTGCAGGATGGGTACAATCTGCGAGTTGACCATGTACTCGATCATGGAGAGCACCGGCTTCACCGAGTTCTTCCAATGCGTGCGCTCCTGCTGATTCACTTGCGCGCCAGCGCCGAGTCCAGTCGATCCTTCATAGTCACCGACCATACCGGGGTTTACGTTGCCAGCCGAGAAGATCGCGCGTTGCATCGCCTGCTTCATGGTCTGGAATGCCATGTCGCGGTGCGAGTACTGGAACGGAGTAACGTCTACATCCTCAAGCAACAGCACGCCGCCCGCGTTGTCCGGTCCGATCCAGCGTTCGCGAATATCGTGTTCCAGCTTGGACCGCTCCTCTGGTGAGAGCGTTCCATCCTTCGGAGTCACGATTGCAGACGGAGAACCGCCACGCCGCAGGAATGACGCATTGAAGCGGTTGGCGTTCAGATCCTGCTCGACTTCGAGTAGTGCAGCACGGAACGGTGATTGCCCCTCCGTGTACGGGTTCATCAGGTCGATCTCCATCGCAGACGCGACGTTGACGACCGGCAGGAGGACCGGATCAGCCAGTCCATCCACCTTGAACTCGTACCCGGCAATGCCTGCCGGCACCTGGGCCACGACCTTGATCGAATGGGCCGGGAGTATCCACAGGTTGCGGAACGGCGCGCCGAGTGTCGGTGCTGCCGGGGTACCACCGGTCATGAGCAGGTGTCCACGCCCCGCCGTGAGCAGGTAGGACACGAATGCCCGCATGGTCTGGCCCCATGAATGAATCGGGTTGGGGCGTAGGAAAATATCGTTGAGCGGCCCGCCCGTTACTTCCTTGGCCTCGTCCTCGGGTCCTGTGCGCAGGCGTGGCGTGAGCGATGCAACGTCATTGGCGATGCGACGGACCGCTACGAATACCGAGTTGACGTTGGAGTACAGGCGGACCATGCGGCGGGGCGACCCCATCGGGTCGCTGAACTGCATGGTGAGTTGAGCATCGGGGACAAGCTGAACCGTACCCCGAGGAGCCTTCGGCGTGATGCGGGTCACGCGCGGCTTGAACGAACCGGGGCGGCGGTCCGCAACGGGAGTGAATCCAGCGGTCGCCGTCTTGGCCATGTCGGGGTCCGCGTATACCACGGCACCCGATAGGATCGTCAACAGGGAAAATCTATTGGCGGATGATTTTCCCGTAACCCATTGTCATTGACTGCGTTGACTTCTGCGGGTGAGTGCGTCGAGGTCGGTTCCGTGGATGACTTCTGTCACGCGGCGTTGTTCGATTGCCCGGCCTGATGGGGTAAGTAGGGACACGCCGGGTTCTCCACGCGACTGCGCGATGTGCGCGCCGTAGGCCAGGGCATCCACCTGATCGTCGTGCGCTGCCGTGGGGAAGTGCACCATTTCGTCTATCAGGTCGGCCAGCCAGTGGGCGCTTCGAGGGAAGAACACATCGCCAGCAGCCATCATTGTTTCGAGTGGGATGGCGCGAGTGATCTTGTCGCCCCGCGTCTCGACGGGACGGACGCGCAGGCCCTTGCGCTTGCCGCTCTGCACGAACGCGGCTTGATACGCTATCGACTCCACGCCGATGAACCGGAGTTGGTGATGGTCGAGCATGGTGCGGGCAACCTCGATCTGCTCGGTGAACTCCATGTGCTCACGGCTCACATCGAGGATGATGAGGTACGGACGCTTCCAGAGGAAGGCGATGGTGACGACGTAGTCCGCTGTCGTGCGTTGGGAAATGGCGAGGTCCATCGTGCCGTAGCGCATACCCGAGGTGAATGGGATGGGCACCTTGTCCTGATCGGGTATGTCGAGCATGAAGCGCTTGTTTTCGTGGTCGGTATCGTAGTATCGGAAATACGAATACTTGAAAATGCCGCCTTCGATGGGTTGCGGGTGCTGCTGGTAAAGCGAGTTCCATGTCAGCGGTCCGCGTTCCTTCTTGATGCGTAGAAGGTCCTCGCGCGGCCAGCGTTCGGGCCAGAGCGCATCACCCTGCTTGCGACCGAAGTAGTCACCATCGGTTTCTGCGAGTGCGGGGAAACAGACGACCTCCCAATCGTTCGTTCCCTCCTCGCGCATCTTCTGCATGATGCGTCCGATGGGATCATCCTCATGCCAGCGCGACATGACGAGGATGACAGAGCCGCCCGGTTGGAGTCGGGTCATGGCGGTGGAGTCCCACCACTGCCAAGTGTTCTCGCGCACGGTTGGCGAGTTGGCTTCCTCCCAATCCTTGAACAGGTCGTCACCGATGAGCACCCGCGCACCGCGTCCGGTGACGCCGCCGCCACGCCCCGTTGCGAGTACGGATGAACCACCGGTGATGGTGAACTCGGTGGCGCTGCGCGAATTAGAGCGCAGGGTGATATCGAGCAGGGGTTGGTGTTCGAGTACGGTGTCACGAATCTTCCTGCCCCAATGCTCGGCAAACGAGGAGGAGTAGGTCGTGATGATGATTTCGATATGCTCGAAGGTTGATAGGAGCCAGACGGGAGTCCAGTGTGAGATCAGTTCACTCTTGCCGTGACGGACCGGCATCATCACGATCAGGCGGCCGTTCGGGCGCATCACCGTTTGAACGATCTTCTGACTCAGGTACGTCAGGTGCTTCGCCGGTTGCCAACGGCCACGGCTGAGGGTACAGGCCAGCGAGGCCGGGGTTAGCCTCCATGCGTTTTCCAATAGCCAAGCCGAGGTTCTCTGCGAGCGCCAGGGTTCCGGGATCTGCGACCATCTGCTGTAGAACGACTGCCATCCATCGGGGGCGTTCGTTATCTCCACCGTGCACCACCATGTTCTTCGGCGCTTCGAGGCCGGGCGTGATCTTCACGTAGCGGTCGAACAGCTTACAGAAGGTGTCGATGGCGTCCATGTCGCCAGATACGACTCGCGCCCATATACCACGGCGTGCCGTTTCGATCTGCGCTTGCATGAGTGCGCGGAGTTTGCCGGTGTTCTCCTCGGGCACGGACTGTTCGAGTTCGGATTGCACCGCGCGGTGGGCAGCCTGCGGACTCGAATACGCACACTGTTGGGCGATCATCGAGTAGGTTGCGCCAGCAAGACGCATCTGTACGGCACGCGCTCGCCGTTCCACGTCGCTCAGTTCAAGCGGGTGTACGGGTACGGATGGGTCGCGCGGTGGCGTATCGGTCATTGGATGACCCCGACGTAATCATAGAGTGCGGTCAGGCCGTCCGCCGTTACTCCAACGATGCGATACAGCGCGCGCTTGCTAATGCCTGACTTGCTGCTGCTATATCCTATTGTGAGTTCAGCGGGCCACTCATCCGACTTGAGGTTTTTGGTTGTGACGAGCGGGAACACGTCGCCGTCCAGGGGTCCGCGCACCAGCTTGATTCGCTTGCGGCTGTCCAACGACGATTCGTTTGATTGGTGCTGGTCTTGCGTCGGGTCGAAATGGATCATTGCGACCTTCCTTTCTCTCGCGTCGTGCCGCCGTTCGCTCCTCGCGACAGTACGAACACATGTACGAGCACGGTTCAATACTGCCGTGATCTCTGCGCACGGCGTTCATGAACCGGCCCACCCCTTCGATGGGCCAGTGTACACGATCATCCGGATACTTGGAACCCGGGTAACCGGGGGGAAGGTTGAAGTCGTCGTCATCCTCCCACGGCAGTTTCATGGCAGGCACACCTTCCATTGCGCGCATGTCAGGAGAATCGAACGAATGGCTTCCTCTAGGTCGTGTACCACGGCGTAGTGTCCCTTCCATCTCTTGATCATCAGTCGCTGCGAGCCAGACAATTTGCCGCCGCGCGTCTTGCACTCGAACAGGAACGTGAGTCCAGCGTAGCCTACGATCAGATCAACCTCGGCGTTGGCTACGATCACGGAGCAGCCGAACCCGCGCAGGCCGGTCACGATCTCCGTCTGCACGGCATCCGTTCTGTGAAAGCGATGGCCCTTCACAGGAGGGCACCCCTACGCAGCGGGTCGTCGGCGGCGAACTCTTGCCAGCGGTCGATGATGCGCCGCCACGGGATCTCCCATGAGTCGTTGTGCAGGCGATCCAACTCGACGCCCGCCTGCACACAGATGGCGGCGAACTCCGCCGTGCGCGAGGCATTGCCCAACTGGCCAATGCGGGCCAGAAACAGCTTCACGAACTCCTCTCGATCATCCTTGACGCTCATCGTGATCCTCCAGGGCAGATTTGGCTAGGAGTGGAGAGTCGCATCGGACTGGTCTGGTTCGGCTAGTCTCGGTGGTCGGGGGCGGGTCGCATGGGCGCGGCTCGTCGCAGGGGCAAGACGGGTTCTGGTCCGTCGCTGTGGGCCGGTCTGACACGTCGCAGAGGGATGGCGTGAGTGGGTGCAGAGTGGTGCGTCGCGGGGATCTGGAAGGGAAAGACTCGTCTCGGTGGAACGGGCGGGTGATGGATGGTTCGTCGCACCGGCGCGGTGTGACACGGTTTGTCGCGGCGGCTCGTTACGGTGTGGTGCGTCGCAGCGGGTCGTTGAGACTCGGGAAGGCCAGTCGCGAAGGCATGGCTTGTCAAGGTTCGTCATTATCGGACCTGCTCGAACTCCAACACGGTGAACTTGCCTTCCCCCTGTGAGCGATTCGCACCGAGGCCCATTTCCTCGGCGAGCACGAGCATCCTCTTGAGCACATCGGCGGTGACCACGTCGGCCTGAATCACCTTGATGGTGAACTCAAGTTCCCCGGCGTAAACGTAGTCGTGGCGGGAGAAGGCAGCGATCTTGCCCTTCTTGGTCCAGGCATGAACGACCTTCGTGCGGTAGCCGTCAGGCTCGGAAAGCGGTTGGCCGTTGCGCGTGAGTGCGGCGTCGTCCATGAAGAACCCATGCTGTAGACGCTGCTTGAAGGCATAGACCGAGGTCGTGATCTTGAGTTCGGTGGCGCACTCGCGGAACATCGCTTTGATCTGGCGTCCCTCGATCACAAGGTTGCCGTCACGCTTGGTGAACCCGCTCCACGTTCTGGTGATCTCCTCCTCAACGTAGGCGTCTGCGCTGTCGAGTGCGGCGTCGTCGGACTGCGCCTTGAGTTCGGCACGCCGGGCGCGGGCCATGGCATCTACCTCGTCTGGCAGAAACCCCTTGGTCTTGAGCCACGCCTCCATAGCCTCGCCGTCCTTCGGAATGCCGCCCTCCACTCGATCATCGAAGCGGATGCGCACGCGGTACACGGCACGGAATACGTCACCGTACGAGACTCCAAGTATCGGATGGGTGGGCGGTAGCGAACCGTCTGCGTTGCGAGTGACCTTGCGGATCGTCATAATTCCCCCTTCGGAACAGGACGCTGCGGGAAGGAACGCCAGATTGACGACGGCATCATTCCGATGCGACCCTTGCGGTATCGCAGACGGAACACGCCGGGCCAGGCGCGGGTGAGACCGAGGTAGTAGTGCTCCCTCCGAGAGTGCTGAATCTCGGTGCAACCTCCTTTCATCACGCACGACTCTATCTTGTCGATCATCATGTCCTGAAATACCACGGTGCAGAAACCCAGGTGTAGCAGTTGGAGCGAGAAGTCCGTATCGGAAATGAGATCTGGACGGAAGTGGATCGGAAGATCGTTCCTGATGAGCATACAGCTTGCGCATAGGCGATTGATCTCGACCTCGCGCGTTGCAGCGAAGGCGAACGACCGGTAGATGAACGACGCTTGCCCGATATTTGTGAAGCGATCCACATAGCGTTCCGCGCATCCAAGGATGTTCGTGTATGTGGTGCGTTCATTGCGGGTGCCATTGCGAACGTACACGCCACGGATGTTGTCGTCTATCTGCCAGTGGTACAGATGACCGTTGCGATGGGCATGATTCTTCATCCATGTGCGTGCGTAGGCTACTCCTCGATGAGATTCGTCCATGACCAGCACACTCTGAAAGTGCTGCTGATACGCGACGGCTTCATGGGGTTCGACCACGACATGGAACGGCACGCCTTCGGCGATGAGTGCTTTCGTCGTGACGCAGATATCATGGCGTCCGCGAGAGGGAATGTAGATGGGCCATCGCGTCACGACCGCCTCAGCACGTCGATGGAGAGCGGGCCGATGCAGGCGTGGAAGGGCCAAGGGCCGGAGACGCGGTAGGCGTGAAATCCTCCTTCCACGCAGCGGATGCGCCTGTCTATCCGCAAGCGCCACGGTCCGCGCTTCCACCGCTTCCATGCCCACGCGGCGGCGAAGGCGGCGGCGAGGATCGCGGCGGCGCGGAGCGCGTCGGGCGCGATCAGGTAGTGCCACCACGGTTCAGGCATCGTCGCGCACCTTGAGAAGTCGTCGAACCGCTGCCGTCATGTAAAGGTGCGCAGCCTGCGATACGCCGTAGAGCGTCATGATCTCGGTTGATTGCTCGGACGGCTGTATACACTCCATCCGCATCGCATGGTCAACAGCGCGCACGATCACCCATACAGGCTGATTCGCCCATCCCGGTCCCGATGCGCTCTCAGCAAACGCAGCGACGATTGTCTCTCCCTTGAGGATCATTCCTCCCCCACGATTTCCGCCAGTTTGTAGTCGTCCGGTGGATTAACCATTGAGACCTCCCCGCAAATAGCGCCGCGAATCCATTCCTCGTACCAGTCCCGCATCTTCCGCGCGGACTGCAATCGCACAAGTGCAACGTAGTCGGGGAAGTCGCCGCACCAGCGCAAGAACCGCGCGTATTCTTCCTCGTCGCTCATCCCTCGTCCTCCTGCATCGCCGCGCGCCAGGGGATCGGCCACCGCACAGCATCCATAGCGTATTCGTATTCCTCACCCTGCTGCTTCCATATATCCCGCACGGCGCGCTCGATGCAGTCGGCTGCGAGGGCAGCAGCGTTGTTGATGCGGGATTCCTTGGTGGTGCCTTCTGGCTCATGCGCCCATCTGCGGAGAACTTCCAGCTTCCACCACTCCACGAACGCAGCGCGGTCGGGATCGGTCATGGCTCAACCCCATCGGCGCAGTAGGCGCGGGCCTTGTCCATGACGTTGGTCCACAGGATCTCGAAGTCATCTGCACTAGGCGCGGCCATGCTCCCATGCACAAGCACGATGGAATCCAGCAGCGCGTTGATGATCTTCACCGCCCGCGCGCGCTCTTCGCGCTTGGCTTCGGCGCGCACAAGGGCGATGTCGGGAAGCCACTCCATAGCCTTTGTAACATCATCCAGCAGCACCCGGCGCGCCTCGACCGGGACGAGGGCAAGGCACTCGTCGTCGGTCTTGTTGCGCCATTGGTCCTCGGGTCGGATGGCTCGCTGAGCCGCGCGCACGGCCGCGATTAGCGCCGCGCGGTGAGTGAGTTTCGTATCGGCGTTCATTCGCGTTCCTCCTTTCGGCACCGTACTCGGGTGCCGAGTGGTTTTCACCAGAAAAGTGCGGCCCTGGATAATCCAGAGGATTACTCTCGCCTGATTACCGTTGTTGTCTTTTCAGCGCGTGCTAGTTTCTGTCTCTCCTCTGCGATGGCAGCGGCCCGATCCATGCGTTTCTGTTTCACGACCTCATTGCAATACGCCCACGGTGAATCGGGTCGTCGTCCGTTTTCGCACAGCATGGCGTAGAGCGAGAGTGTTTCCAGCTTGATAGGATTTGGCTCGCGGCATTTTCCCCACCACTGGCCCGCGTCGAAGGCGTTGGTACCGTGACGTGCTTCGCCAAGACGAATGCGTGCAATGAGTTGGGTGACGATGCGTGCTTCGTTGGGTTCAAGAGGTCGACGCAGGGTAGGTGCGCGGGTTGCGGGTTGGAGGAGGGTCGAGAGGTCGAGGATTGCAGTAGAGGCCCCAGGTGGCGAGTTTTCGGGTTGGCTGGCATGTTGACCCATACCCGGGCCTGAAAGTTCAACCTGGGGTCTGCACTTGAATCTGGTGGGCGACTCGGACCGACCCGAGGGTGCCGATTCGGGGTTGCCGGATTCTGGTTCGGAATGAGCGGCGTACTCGCCGGGTGCGTAACGCTCCGCGTTGCTACCAGAGTTCAATCTACCTGAGGAGGTAGTAGAAAGACTCTGACTCTGACTCTGACTCTGACTCTGATTAGCTACCATTTCGCTACAGCTAACCCCTAGCGAACCGCTAGCGGACGCTAGGCCGACTTCCTTATTTCCCAATCGTTTAAGTGCCTTGGCTATTCCGCCCTTGCGTCCGAGCAGTTTCGCGGTCGCGGATCTGGTCAATCCGCGGTTGCGTTCCTCCTCCAACCTGAGCTGGTACATTCTGTCAGGTTTTTCAGGGTCTACCGTGAAGCAACGCCCCAGATTTCCATCGAGCCATCTTCTTGCAAGGCTAGGTTTGACGTGCAGCAATTCCGCAAGTGCCTGCGGTTCTGAGGGTACATATCCTTCGTGCCATTGGAGAATGAGCAGCTTGAGATATGCCCCCACTTCCGGCAGACCCATGCGTTTTACGTTCACGTCGTTCTCGAAATCTGAGTACCAGAACGGGAACCACGGTTTTTTGTTCATCGTTCATTTCCGCAACGCATCGAATTTCCCTTCCATGAGAAACGGCGGCGCTTGGATTTGAGTGATGAGTAAGGATGATGCTTTCAGGGTTTCGGTGCCTCGCTTTCTGGTGGCATTTCCGTGACCGGAATCGGGGTGCCGGTGCTATCCAGGCGGGCGTTGATCGGGCCGTAATCGGGGGTGTGGACCGGTCCCCACTTCGCCCACATCTGGGCGGCGATGCGGTAGCACGCCTCCCGTCCCGCGAGCTCGTTCAGTTCGTACATGGCGGCCTCGACACGCCGCAGAGCGTACGCTTCCGGGTACCGTCTCAGCGAGTCATATGCCTTAGGCTTCTGCTTGCGTTTCCGAATCATGATCCTTCTCCTTCGTGCCGTGAGCCTCGGTCACCCGGCGAATGATGCGCTCCGCTGGCGACCCGGTGATCGGTTCCGGCTTTGGTTGTGCATCGGCGAACACGGAGTCGGTCGTCGTCTCGCCGTCCGCGATGGCCGTTCTGATCCCTGTCAGGGTGACGAGGTCGTCAATGTCGATCTCCTCGACCGCCTTCCGTTCTAGGAAGGTGAGAATGCGTGCCTCGGTGACGCCGACCTTGGCGAACCATTCGAGTGCCTTCGTGCGGCGCTGTGTCATGGTCAGCGCTTCACCCACGGCACACTGTTTCGCCGCGTCGTAGATCGACTTCACCAGAGAGAACGGGATGATCCGGAAGATGGCGTTGCGCAGGGCGATGGATTGCGCCGCCTGCGCCGTCACCGTGATCATGTCCTCGTTGTACCGCCGTCCCTGCTTGTCCGTGATGCGCCGCCGCACTTCGAATGCCGCTTGCGTGTTGTTCTCCAAGTCGAAGCACACACCCTGCGCGACCACATGCGTCGTCGTGATCTCGACCGTGCGCGCTCCGTATCGCAGGTTCTTCCACGAGTGCCCCATGATCTCGGCCAGCCGTACGCTCGGCCCCTCGATCCGCTTCCCACCTCGCGGGATGACATAGAACATGGTCGCCGCCACGTCCGCGTCGAGTGTCGCCAGCGTCTGTGCCGTACGCTTGGCCTCGATGACCGAACGCGGATACCGCTTCGCCGTGGCGATGGCGATGTCGATCTCGGAACGGTTGAGCACTTCGAGCGTCGTGACGTTCATCACCTCGACCGGTTCCGCATTGTCGTCTGCTACGTGTTCGAGTTCCATTATTCCTCCGTTTGATCCGTCCACTTCGACCAGAACCGACGGGTAGGTTCACCCGTCTTGATCCATGCTGCCCTGATCCCATCCATTTCTTCGTGCAGCGAGCTCGGCAGTTTCGCTCGCAGTTCCTCCCACGCGCGATCCCAATCCACCGTGGTCTGTCCCTTGACGTTGGTCCACAGGATCTCGAAGTCATCGCCAACCAGACAGCGATGCTCGCCCATGAGGTACTTGATCTCGTTCTCGACCCGGCGAAGATCTGCTTCGGCTACCTTGCGATTCTCCATCGCCTGCCGAAGTTCGTACGCCAGCGCAACGACGTGCGAGTCAGCGATCTTCTTGTCGCCGCCCTCCTGCGGAAACATGCGAGCGATGATCCGCGCACACGCCTCTGTATCATCGAGCGACGGTGGAACACCAGTCAGTACGTGCTGCGTCCAGAAGGTGCGTTCCCGATCCATCATGATCTGAATGAACTCGGGATGCTTCGCGATGGGGTAGATACGCAGGTTAGATCCTGCGAGCAACACCGCGCACTCCGCACGCTCGGCCCCGCTGACCTCGATGTAGTGTTGTACCTGACAGTAGTAGTCCTCGGGGATCTGATCGCTCCCGTCCGGACCCCATCCGTCGTAACGCTTCGAGGTCTTGATCTCGACCAGCACCGGTTCGTGCAGCACCATGCGGTCGATCTGTCCGATCATCCAGTCATCCGGCCCCGCGTGCCGCATGAACCCGGGACGACGCAGACGACGCCCTGTCCGTTCGGAGTAGAGATTGGCGACGACAGGCTCCAACAGCTTGCCCATCTTCATCTCTTCCGATTCGACCCCACCCGGTGCCAGACCGAGTTTCGATGCCCACACACCCAACGGTGATCCCCATCTCGACACGCCGAGGATCGCCGCAGCGTCCGATCCCCCGATGCCCTTCCGGCGAAGCGCCGCGCGATCCGCGTCACTCACCGGGACGGGGTCATCAAAGGCCCGTTCCGATTGCGTGCTCATGTGCTTGCTCCTTTCAGCGGTTGCAGTCTGCCGATGCCCCGCGCACGCTCCTCGGCCACCGCGAGTTTCAGCGGTTCCATCGCGTTCAACAGATACGGCTTCACCCAATAGCAGGGGAAGCGTGCACGCCGATTCCAGTTATCCTCAGTCATTCCCTCGCCACCCACGATCCACCCGACAAGTTCCACCATCGGCAGCGCATGGAGTCGCGCGAGGATGTAGCGGTGCCACGGATCATCGCCCTTGTCGAGGCGACGGACGGAGAGCGACGGATCGCCACGATACAACAGAAGGTGGCCGTTCGATGCCACCGTGCCCCGCACTTGAACGCCGGGCCACACGTCGCCCTTCAGTTCTCCGTAGCGCGGGGTGCAGCAGACCCACCAGTCACGCGTTTCGAGGTAGTTCGCCGCAGCGATCTCCGCAATGGCTCCGTCGATGTTCGTGCTCAGACTCTTCTCGGGTGGCAGTCGTTTTGCCTGCGGCGTTCCCTTACTTCGGTGAAACGCTTCGCGCTCGGCACCACACCGCTTGCCCTGTGTAATGTCGTCAGGAGTTAACGGTACGAACACGCTCATCGGCGGCTCCCATCGCGATCTCGCATGCAATCAGCGCGATCGCTTCCTCGTGCTGTTCCCATGTCAACATCCCACCTCCGCGCCCTTCCAGATAGAGTCGCCAGACGATCTTCCGCCACACGCTGCGCGCCCGCTCTTCGTGAGTCATGTTTCCTCCGTGCAGACGGGAACCCGCTCCCCGCCCGTGATCAAGCGTATCCCTGTCGATCCGACCTTGCCCAGATCGATTTCATTGAATCCCCTCGTCACAGCTTCCGCCGAGGCGAAATGCAGGCACAGCCAGTAGCAACGATACGTCTTGACGCGCCTGCGCCGCCGATGCCACCAACTCATCAATCGGTTCATTCTCACCCTCCCGGGACGGGGGTACGGACGCCGCCGCGATTCAGCGTCCGCCCCCCGTCCCCTGTTGTTGGTGCCTCGATCAGTTCAGAACCGATCCCGCCAGCCGCTCAAGGTCGATGCGGCGATCAGGTTCGGCGTTGCGAGCCACGAATGAGAGTGCGTTGGACAACCGCCACCGGTTCTGCCCGGGCGGTAGCATCTCCACGTCGGGTGAGTTGAACGCATCCACGACTTGCTGTGTCTGCCCCTTGCTCATGTGCTTCTTGAGCATGGCGAGCAGCGCCTGCGGTTCGATCTTCTCCTCCGATGCGCGCCGGATGACGTCCATGTGCTCCTGGATCTTCGCGGGCAGGAGCAGTGTGCGCACCGTATCCTTGAGCGCCGACATGACCGCCGCCGAGTCGAGGCGGATCGTTCGCTCCGAGAATTGAATCAGTTCCTCGTCCAGACGGCTGCCAATGTGCACGTTCCGGATCTCCGATGCGCGCACCGCTCCATTGATGCAAACCAGCCGCAGCATGAACGATTGCACCTCGTTCGCACCGCGACCGAAATCCGAGTTGGTCCAGGAGAACCCGAACACCATGAACTCCCCGTCGATGGGTTCGAGCACCTCGGGGCGAATGAATCGCAACGACACCCGCGTGTCCGAGCCGACGCCGTCCGTTGGAATCAGGCCGTTCTCGGCGGTTGAGCGCAGGAGGTAGTCCACGATGGGCCGCGAGTCGATGCGGCGGAAGCGGTCGCTCAGCACGCCGCGCACTTCGTGATTCACGGAGCGCATGAGGAACCGGCGTTCCGGTTCGACATTCTGATGGGCCAGCGTTGTGAGATTGTTGGCGATCAGTTCGGCCCCCCACTCGCCCTTGCCGATCATCTCCTCCGCCCACGAGTAGGGCATGCCGAGCCGAGAGGAGGTCTGTTGTAGGGCGTTGTCGTGCAGCGACTGGGTCCACGATCCGGCAGTCACGCTGATCCGATTCGTGGACGTGGGCGAGAAGGTCAGGATCTGCGGGCGCACGATGCTATCGGTTGGCACTTCATCCAACACGCGCGCAACTACGGTCTGCGCGTTCATCTTCCCTCGCTCCACATACCCGTTCAGTTGGGCGAGAGCGGTTTCGCGGTCGATGGTAGTAGGCATACGATCCCTCCGTATCATGAACCGAGATGGGGTTCCGGCCCGCGAATGCGCTTTGCACCGAAGGCCGGAACCCCGGCGTGGTGGGATTATTCGGAGAAGGCGTCGATGTCGAACGACTCGACCTTGCCCGCGACGTAGACGTACACGCGCATGACGGCGAGCGCGAACCCGCCCTTGTCCGTGGCGACGATGGCGTGGTCGAGGTACTTCTTCTTCTTATCCTTGGCGGCGTTGCGGGCGAGCGTCTTGAGTTCGAGAAGGGTATAGATGCGTTCCATGTTCAACCTCGCGGTTCAGAGTTTCGACCCCTTCGGGCGTCTCCCGTGGGGTCATGTTCGATGCGGTAACATTGTATCCAACCAGTCACCAGCCGGGCAATCACTATTCCCTAACCCCAACTTACTCAACGGGTTAGGCGGCCTGAGATTTGCATGAGATTTCTGTTTACTCGGGGCGCCAAGGGGGTTTACTATGGTATAGGTTGGGTGTGGGGGTCGGGATGAGGATTTTCCTTCAATATAGAGAACGGAGGAACGCAATGAAGAACGCACGACGCAACGCCAAGGCCACCGCTCCGGTGGACACACGCACCGAGGAACAGCGCGAAGCCGACTACGCCAACTTCGAGCGGCGCTACGTCCAGACGCAACTCGACGACTGCAAGTTGACGGCACCTGAGAACTTCATCGAAAACATGAACCCCACGGCGCTCGGCCTTGTTGCTCCGAGTGCACACGACGCTGCGTATCACCTGCCGCAACTCATCACGAGGGTTCGCAGCCTCGAACGCGACATGCGCGAGCTCGGCGACCGACTCGACAAGGAAGGACTCGCCGCTTCGCTCAACTCGCTCGGCGAGGTCCAGGGCCGGGCGACGGAGATCGACCGGCTGATCATCGTGATCTCGACGCTGGTGAACGCCAACCGCTTGCTCAACGTGGCCCGCGAACACACGCGCGAGCAGTTGATCGCCAAGCGCAACGCCGAGTGGAAGGCCGGGCAGGAGGCGAAGCATGGGATCGACCTCGCAATCGCCAAGGTCAAGGCCGCGTCCGCCAAGATCAAGGCCGCGTCCGAATAGGTGACGGCGGCGGGCATCGGCCCGCCGTAAACCCCAGGCCCCGTCCGAAGGCGAGGGCCACAACCGAAAGGAACGCAATGAACGCACAGAACGACTCGAACGCTTCCGCAAGTCGCGCAGCGGAACGCCAAGTGAATCAGCCGAGCATCGACGACCGTTTCATTGTGGTGGCGTGGCACGGCGAGGGCCGCACCTGCTACTACATCGTGGAGCAGATGGAGCCTGAGGAGTTGTGGGAGGTCGCTGCTGGCTACACGAACGACCACGACGGCGCCGTGCAAGCCTGCCGCGAAATGAATCGCAGGTGGAAGGAGGGGGACGATGAGTAACTACATGGACTCCGATCCCAACGCCCCATTGTGCTACGACTGCAAGTACCGGGCGGCCGTGACCGACTCGGCGTTCTCGGCGTGCACCCATCGCACGGTGACGGGACGCACGGCGTTGGTCAAGTTCACCGTCCCCGCTGGCGAGTACGAGCGGTGGGAATTCCCACGCTCCTACGATCCGATCTGGCTCGACGCTTGCGGATCGTTCGAACAGGTGTGACTCTGATGTGGAACGGCTGGCTTGCAAGCATACTGCCCGAACAATGGCCCGAGCGGTGGGAGTTGTTCGAGGCGGTACGCAGGATCAGAGAGGTGCACGATGCGATCCATCCGCAAGATCGACGGGCAGACCTACATCATGCGCGACCCGCGACCAACCCGACAACTGCGCGTCCTGTGGCAAGCATTCTGCGAGAAGTACCATTCTTCGATGACCTTTCACCACTGGCTTGTGGAGCGTGGGAAGGTCTACAAGAGGATACGGAGGATGACGACATGACCAGACCCAACACGGCACTCAGCACCCCGAACCGCCACGACAACAAGTGCCCCGGGTGCAGCGGTGCTGGCAAGGCCGAACGGATCGAGTTCGTATGGGTGCGCCGCTGCACCGGATGCGGCGGCGTATTCACCGACGAAGCGATCACGCAGGAACAGGCACAGCGGATCGTGCCCAACCGCTTCTGTCTGCACGATGACAAGGAAACCCGAGACGTGGTCAAGTACTACGATCTGATCGTTGTCGGGTATCACGGCAACGACCGGTGGCACGGCTGGTATCATCCCGGCTGCGGTATCACGCAGACCGGGTAGGCGAAAGGAACGAACGCAATGGACTTCCCGAGCGACTTCAGCAAGGACGAGGAGGCGGCCGCAAGGCCGCCCCTCGCCGGAGCGTGGACCAACCGCGCTCGCACCGCGAGCAACTACTTCTCGGCCCACGTGTCGTTGAAGCGACAGCTTCACGACTCGAATCACCGCCCCGACTGCAAGTGCCTGATCCAGCAGGAGAACATCAAGAACTTCGCACGCGCATTCGCCATCGAGGCGTTCCTGTGGGATCGCGAACGCCGGGGACACGCACGCTGCCCCGGGTGCGGTGAGATCCTGGCGTGCGAATCAGATGCGATGTGCTTCGACTGTTACGAGGCCGATCTACTCGAACGGGGGTGCTGAGATGACGACCCTGTGGATTGCCGCAGTCTCGGTGCTGATCCTGGTACTGTGCGCGATGGCGTTCATGGTCGAGTATCTTGCCGACCGGAGTTGGCGGCGGAAACACAACGCTGCCTTCCCAGGGGTCTACAGCCGTTGCTCCCGGTGCGGCGTGGGGTACGGCAAGGAACGCGGGATCGGTACGCTGTGCGACTCCTGCGTGGCGATCACCTACGCGCAACGTGGGAGCCGCGTGCTGTCGTCGGTGACGTGTTACTGGTGCGGTGAGCGGGATCTACACGCGGTCGATTGTCCTTGGAATACGGAGAGCGGGGTGAAGCGATGACGCGCCTGATGTACGATCACTCGCCAGCCGCCGATGACTTCTACGTGAAGTGCTTGAAGTGCGGGGGGCGCGTTCGACTCTGCGACTCGATCATCGACCTCGACGGCCCGCCGTTCATGGCGTACTACTGTGCGCCGTGTGCTCCGGCTGATGCAATCGAACCGTGTCCGTTGATCGGGTGTCGCCGCTGGCATCGCGAGGAGGATCAACCGACCGACCGTTAGCGTTCGCGGATCGGTCGGCGAGGGGGTCGGGCAGGGGTTGCCCGGCCCCTTCCGTTTGGGCCACCCCAGGGGGTGGGGGTTGAAGGGTAAGGGGTCGTAGAGGCCCTAGGATGGGGGTCTAGGTGGGTGGGGGGGTATGGCTATATGGCCCGGCCTGAGAACTCGTCTCCCAGGGCCTCTACTTGAATCCAGGCGGTTCACCCCCAGGGGGTCGGAAATGGCCCTAGGAGGCGGTTTCCCCGGCAGGGCCGGGCGGTTATACCCCCCAACCCCCAAACCCGTCTCCTATGGCAGCTACTTGACGGTGGGGGGTACCCCTCGGGCCACCCCCACCCCCCACCCCCCTACCCCTCGACCCCACCGGTCGACCCCCCGGCCCCGGCCTCGACCCCGAACGGCACGCGGCACCCGCGACCCACGCTGCCGGCGGTGCGCTTCAACACGAGTCCGTATTCATTCGGCTCGTCTGGTATCACAACACCCTCGCGCAGGATCAACCGGTTGCGAGCGAACGGGCGATAGTCAACCTTGTGTTGCGGACGGCCCCACTTCCATTTCACGGTCACAACGTCGGGGTGCTGCTGCTGCAACGACAGCGCCATGCGCAGGCGTCCGTCATCCTTGTAGAGTTCGTCCGTGTTGCCGCCCGTCATGGCCATCGTCTCGACCTTGTCGGCAAGGAAGGCGCGCACCAGAAGCGTACACCATCCATCCTTCAACACGCGGATACACAGGTCGGTATCCTCGTTATACCTCCCGCGCCAGCGATGCGTGATCTTGTTCATGATGAGAAGGTTGCTGTAAACGCGAGTGTTGGCGATGAACGGACGCCTGATCTTGGAGGTCGGCGTGACGGCGGCGAAGAAGGTGTAGTGCATCCCGGCGATAGCCACATTGGTGTACCGGTCGGCGAAGTCCTCCACGACCCTGAACGGGGTGCCGTCCAGAACCTGGATGCGCTGCGAGTTGTGGAAGCGTCGGAACCTCCTGATGTTGTCATCGAGAATCCAATGACGCTCTGCACCCTCCGAGATCGAGTGCTCCCATATCCAGTTGCGTGCGGGAATCGAGCCGAGGCCGAGGTTGGAGAATGGCAACACGAGGATCTTCGCAGGGTCGATCACGGCGGCGTAGCTGTCGAACTCCTGCGGTTCGACCACAATACGATAGGGCACCCGAGTGTCCTCAAGCGCCCGCGCCGTCAGCCTGCTTTCCCATCGCCCTTTTGAGACGATGTAGATGGGATAGCGCGGATTCATTCCGCGTCCCCTACCTCCACGCTCTCATACCCGAGGGTGCGGAGTTCTTCGTCGGTCAACTGCGGGTACCAGATGAACTTGGCCCGGTCGCTGATCTTCTGCCCAACCGCCTGCTCGAATGCCGCAACATCCTCCCGCGTCTTGAAGTGGACGATGATCGAGCGCACCGCTTTCTGTTCCTGAACGAACGAGGGCATCCCCTGCCATTCCTTGTCCACGTCCACCGGAACCGACTGGAAGTTCAGCATGTCGCGCAGCGCGTTGGCATCGGCGTTCATCTGCGCGAGCATGATCTGATTGATGCCCATTGCCTCCAACTCGCCGTTCTGCAACTCGCTCACCCACTTCTCGGTGAACACGGTGAAGTCCCAGGTGCCGCCATCGAGGTTCGCCTTCACGTTCGCCGCAGCGCACTTCTCGGGCGACCAGCGCACCGCGCGATACGCATACCGCTCCCCACGCCACTCGATGTAGCCGATGGCGACCGTACCGGTACGGGTCGGGGGATCGAACGTTGCCGTAATGACTGGTTCGATCTTGCTCCCAAACACCTTCGCCCGCTGATTGCCGCCGATCCATTCGTCGCTGTTGAGATCGTGAACGATCCCGCCGAGATCGCCAAGCTGTTCGAGGTCTTGGGAGAGTTGCGCGAACGCTATGTCCGTGATCTTGCGCGGGTTCCTGCTGAAAGGCTGAGTCATTCCTGTCCTCCGTTACGGGACGGGGATGCGTCGCGCAGAGGCCAACGGAGGCAAGCACTCTGCAACGACGACATCCCCATCACCATCACCTTCTGATTCGTTCCGCTTCGATGTACGCCGCCTCAATCGCCGTATCAGTATCTCCGGTGAAGGATAGGAGACCACCATACGATGACCAGCGGGTCAGGATCGAATCGCGCCATGCCGTGTGTTGAGCTCGCACGCTGGCAAGGTTCGAAGAGTACTGCTGCCACCGGACCATTGCATCCGAAAACGAACCGAGCGGCGATTGCTCGGCACCTTCGAGCATGACAGGAGGCGGTGCATTCCAGTCGCCATTGGCGATCACAGCGAACGGCACGCGCTGGCCGTTCTTCTTGAACACGCGCCGAGCGATCCGTAGACCCCTCTGCATGTTGTCCCGGTAGGTGGAGCGGGTCGCTGCATCCACCTGTTCGTAACTCGCCCCACGACCGGCGAACATCCACGGCTGCAAGTCGGGAAAGAACACATCCCAAAACGCCGCCGCCTGTGGTCCGATGGAACGCAGTTGCGCCCGCGCCAACCTCTCGGCTCGCGTCGAGTCGATTACCGACCAGTTGAGGAGGTAGCGGTCGCCACCGTAGTAGGCATAGAACGCCGTGTCCTTTTCGGTCGGGACCAGATACGCGTCCCACTCCGCAAGCACGGTGTCCGCGACGAACGACCACCACACGCCACGCCACTCGCCACGCGCCACCTGCGGTTGCACGTCATGGACGTTGAAGTACCCGACCACACCCTTGCCCGCTGTGCGCAGTTTCTGCACCGCTTCCGGCGAGTAGTCTACTGGCACGACGGCGAGATCGAAGCAACACGGCGTGCCCTCCGCTACGATCCGGTCCATGTCAGCGGGTTGCAGGTGTCGGAGGAGAATGGTCGGCCTCGCAGACGGTAGGCAGGAGAGAACCCATGACGCTGCCACCAGCACTACGAGGCCGACGATCACGCGATTCACTTGCACCCCTTCGCCGTCGTCAACGCCGAAGCCGCGACGCGCTTAACGACTGTCTTGGAAAGCGTCGGGAACTGAGACGCAAGCGCCTTCGCGATCTCCTCGATCAACTTCGCCTCATCCCACGACGGGTAGGCTTGATACAGGCTCCCAGCGATGTCGCCTGCGATGGTGGCGATGCGTCGAGCGAAGTCGCCCTTGCGCCGTTCGTTCAACCACCGGACCACGAATGGAAACACCAGCACCGTGAGCACGGTCTTGATGATCTCCTGGATATCCGAACCCATCATGCCTCCTTCAACACCGCGTGATTGTTGCACCCCACGGTGGGGCACACAACCTGCACGGCGCTATCCGTTTCCGGCACCACGTTCGCCTGACGACCGCAGCCGAGGCAGTACCAGATGTTGTTGCCTTCGCCAATGAAGTCCCACGCCGAACCGTTCAACCGCCTGCCGCGATGTTGCGGCTTCGACGGTACGGCGTACTCGCCCACCTTCTTGTTCTGCCGTTCTGCCCATCCCATCACAGTTTCCCTGACTTGATGTTGCGGAAGTAGATGTAGGGTGAGCCGCCGAATGTCGAGAGACCATCCACGTTGCCGAACACGAGGTACTCCATGTCCTTCGAGTCGGGATGAATCGTGATGGTCTTTTCGCGCGAGACGGTGCCCACGGTCGTTTTCATGTAGAGGTGCGTCGAGTCTGTGCGCCTCCACTCGAGCCGAATCGTGGTCCACGTCTTGACGATGATGGGCACGGAGAGCGGCCAGATATCGCAGACGATATCCTTGACCCCTCCACGGTCGTACCATGCGTTGCCCGCTGCGTCCGAGTTGTAGGTGTTGATCCGCCAACCGTCCGTGCGGATTGTGAGGTCTGGACGGAGCCACCCGCTGTGCGGTCGTCCGTCGCCAAGGTACTCGGAGTAGGAAGTCGGGCCACCCATGTGCTTCCCGCCTCCGGTGCCCGGCACTTGTTCCGTGGCGATGTAGTAGTCAAACGAGATCCAACCCCTGCCCCATCGTTCGTCGGGTGCGCCGAGTTGACGGAACGCCTGCGCGTTGGAACGCATAATGCCGTAGCCTGCGGGATCGGTGAGGAAGTTGTCGTACTCGTCGCCGCACCAGTTCAGCCAGAAGCCACCGAGGGCATCGGCACCCACGAAGCATGTGCCGGGAGGGGGCGGAGGGGGCGGCGGGGGCGGGGGCGGCGGAGGAGGGTCCGGTGCGGTCGGGAGCATGTCGAGCGAGTCGAGCACCGTGTATACGCGCGCGTTGATCTGTGCGTCGATCGCGTCCT